TGCGTTTATAGTGTCCAGCTTGACAATACCGGCGGTAGGTTTCGATCCTACGACCTTCCGCTTATAAGGCGATAATCATTCGTAGAACGGACCATTTCCTTGCGGAAGTAGTAAAAAAGGTAACAAACGATGTTTTAGACGCTCTGCCGCTGAGCTACACCGGTATAATCATATCACGATGGATACAACGTTTGTGGAATTCTACAACCCACAAATCAAAATTTTCTAATTGATAATCATCACAACTCGGACCATGAATATGGTAAATAATTTTGTGACGACAATTGATTTGTGAAGAAGTTTAGAAACTGAAAAACGTTACATTACAATCGCTAACTCCATCTACTCGAAGGAGGAGAAGTGGATCGCACATTCTCATAGTATACAAAGAAAATATCTTTAAGTTCTTTTCGGAGAAAAATCGCCGACCGCCGAAGATTTTCCTAAATATTATTCGATGATATCTTCGATTTGTTTCGCCGTTTTACATATCCGAAATCGATGATACCACCTTTTTGAAACAATCGGTAATACCTCCAATTGAACCAACTTAAAACTTGTATCCAATAATCCTAAAGCCATTTGTTCTTCTTGTCCTTTAAGTGTGAGAGAAAAAACGGATTTTAACACGAAATGAAGAAGAAGCATGACATGTTCACGTGAGACGTAAAACCGATATACCTTACCTTGATTGATGTCATTAAATGACTTGATAATATAATACACCAACTGATTGAACTGAGGTGCGTCATTAATATCGATGACACCATCTGACAATATTTTATTGAAACCACTTACGAGTATGAAATTGAGTTGGTCACGTATTCCGTCTTCGCAAATATATTTCTTGATCGTTTCAAGGTCAAATTGTGAAAACCGGTCCTTAAATTCGTCAAATAAACGCTCGATCTGATTGATTGCTAGTGTTGGATCTTTTAACATCGCATGTAATCTTGCCTTCTGTAAAAATGGTATCGTGAATATTAAATTGAAAGTAATATCTTTGGCAAACTGAAATATTGATAACTTTATCTTTTTGATTTCGACATCATCATCGTCATAGTCGATTGCGCTTTCTTTGTCCTCTTCTTCTACAATCACTTTTTTATTTAATGTTTGTTTACATGCGATTTGTTTTGAAATGGGTTTTTTCGTCGCGTCACCATTACCCGTGTCGGATGTTGGATTTTTTATTGTGTTTGTTACAACAGCAGCAGTAGTAGGCACCGTCATCTTACTTACGATTGGGTGCGGCACTTGTAATGATACATCAGACTGTTTTGTAGATACGGATGGTGGTTTTTGTTTTTGACTTACGACTTGATTCATGATGTCTGTCATCGCGGAATGATTGATTGATTTTATAAAATTAATATTGTTACCATGATTCGATTGTAATTTCACAGGCGAAACTACATCCGGTATTTCAAATATATCACTTGCGGTGTATTGCACAGGTTCGTGTATTTGCTTCTGCTGCTGCTGCAGCTTTATAACGTTTGATGGAGAGTTATTACTCACAAAGTCTGCTGTAACATATATTTGTTGTTGCGAATTCATTATTTCCTATATATCTTCTCTATTTATTTTTCTTTATTCATCATGGTAAACACACGCTTTTTTTGTTTTATATTCAATAATTTAAATGTCCGGATATATTCTTCGAGTGAAACACGTGTATCCTCATCTGTTCGTATATTTTGCTGTAATTCCTGTGATACATAATTCAACGGAATCTTCAAAAGAGATATATTTTCTTGAGGTTTAATTTCAATCAAACCAAACCGTGATGGAACGTCTTGAACAACCTGAAATGGTTGAATAAAAAAATAACTTTCTGTCATCTCGTCTCCATATAATACCATATAATTTTTACCGTTCTCACTTAATAATGTCTGTGAGACAAAAACCATCGGTATTTTAAAGTATACCGCTAGAAGCCATACGTCTATATTTGTAAGAAAGTAATTTTCACTTTGAATAATTTGAGTTAGTGTCGCACGCCCCTCGTTTATAATGTCCGCATATTGTTTCATACCATACCCGTTTAATATCATAGTAAGTTTCTTTTCTAAACCAAGGGCTGCTAATTTCGCATATTCAGTGACAAGTATATCCTTTAATCGCGTTATCGTGATGTTGGCGAATTGGTCGACGTGTTGAAAACGACAATTATCACACATGAAATAATTACAACGCCGACAGGCAAAATCGTCTTGATCCATTCGGATATTCGATTGACATTTCACACATGTCTCGGGATCCTCCGCAGCTGCCACCGCCGCTACATCGCCACTCTTACGAATACATGAATGACCGCTTGGGCATTTAGACGCAATTTGCGCAACACTACGCAATATTGTTAGTATAATGTCGAATGAACATTCCTTAGTTTCGTTTGAAAAAAGTATTTCAAACGTATTTATCTTCGGAAAAAATGTGTTTCGTAATTTAAACGTTATTTTTCTTTTAGATACTTCTTGACAAAAGTCGAGGACATGGTTGATTTCATTTATATGTAATACAGAATCCGGTGGTGGGTTTTCGTCAATACCGCCTGCAGCAACATTTCCTCGTATTGTTAGACCTTCACCGACTTCACTTGTAATCGGTTTAAGTTTATTAGGTGCGCGTTTAACGCCTGTTTCTAATTCAAAATATTGATCAACATACTCTTTTCGATACACCGGATCATAATTCTGTATACCTCGGCTACCCGCATCGCTAGGAGCGACTGTATAAAAATTCGTCTGATGAATATATGGGTTCGCATCTGCTGGCTCCATATTCTCAAAATATTCTTGTGTAATAAAGGTCTCCAATAATATAATTTCATTCTCTCGGAGATCGTATTTTATATCTTGAAATGTTGGATACTTCATCGGTTCAAACATGAATAATCGAACTCTCTCATACCGAATCATTTCATCCGCTAATTTACCGTAATATGCGACTTGATTATCGATATCAGGAAACATCAGATTACGTTGAGGTAGAAGCAGTTTACACATACCACCAAATTCCTTCAAACAATAACTCTTTTTACCGCACGTCTCATCATCGCCTGTAATACATCCTGATACCTCTCCTACATGTTTTAATGTGTCTTTTGTGTATCGAATAAATGACACATGTTTTGATAATAGCTTCTTCATAAAAGCGATAATCTGTGATAGTTTATTCGTATATATCATGAACGATGACCCGATTATTTTCTCGATATTATCCTTGATTGCTTTATTTTCAGGACGATTCAATACATTACGAGAGGTGTTTCTGAATACATTATAGAAATTCGTTTCTAATCGAATATTGCGGACATATCTCTCGCGCGTCTTGTCCGCTTTCTTATCCGTCGGAGTAGTTTCAACAACCTTATCCGCAATAAGATGATTTCCTTCTGTAATTGTGGGTAATTCGTCATTTTGATTGAGTTGTGGGTCATTTTCAACATTGACTTGAAGAAATTGATTTGTTTCTGTAATAACGCCGACAACTAATCCGTCTTCTACCACTTTGACTCGTGGTAAACAATATAGTTCCTTCTTTGTTGTTTTCTTTACATGCTGTTGAACTTCTTTTAAAAATGTAACGACTTGACGATAACTCAATTGCCATAATTGTTCGTCATCCATGAGAATGATTGGCGGATGTGGAGGAGGAGTTGACCCCGACGCTACCCCGCTATCATGTTCGAGAGGTGCCGAAACCGCTGTAGGAATCACGCCTTTCAATTGTATGCGCTCGTAATGTTTCTTTGTAACCTCTGATGGATCTAACTTTATTAGTTTTGATATTGTTTGTGAAATTTGTAATCCGATCACTTTTCCATTATAATTCATCACTTGCGCGTGAATCGTAAAGCCTGCGTCTTTTACTATCTTTGCTATAGTTGAAGCGGGTAAATTCATTCGGTATTTGTATTCACGTGGCTGACTCGCATGTAAGCGACAATAAGAAAAATAAATATCGCGAACACTCTCTATAATATGTTTTATTTTTGGCATAAGTGTTTTACTTTTTAAAGAAAACCGACCAAGTGTTGTGAATTTTCCGTTGGATTTGCTTTCACATAAATAAATAGGTTCGTAATATGTATCGCGTTTCATTATGATGATGGTCTTACGGTTTGTATCAAACACCTCGCCCGAATATGCGTTCGTTGGACAGATCACCTGAACATTATTGGTAATATCATCATCCGGTATGTGAATGAGTATAATATTATTTCCATGTTTAAATAATCTCTCGTTAGGACGACTTATAATATCCCAAAGGTATGTGTGATCGATAACAGTAGTATCGTCGTCAAGGTATGCGATGAAGTTTTCATATGCGTTACATATCCTTGCGAAGGTTTCCTTGGGGAGTGTTTGAGAGATTCCGTATTTTCGCACGATATCTTCTTCCAGAAGTTCCTTATTTGGATTATAAAACGAATCTACTAAGGTTCCGTTATGGAGAGTTCTAAACATATTTACGTCGAGAGATTGGATGATAAGGTTGCGCATCTCTCGAATCGATGGAATATATTCACTATCGCTGCTGATTTCATTTTTCGAGATGGTTGATTCTCGTTGATAGGTTGCTGCCGCCGCAACGGACGCGGTCGATGCTCTCGGTGTCATCGCAACCGGCGTATCTTCGTCTGACTCATAATCGTTCGTTCGTTTGACTAGTGGTGACGATTCTGATACAACCGCGGATTGAGAGATTTGTGCGTCGACAACACCACCTCCAGCAGATGCTACTCGGTTTGAAATTATCTTAGCGTTTTTCTGTATTGTATCTGTAACCTTTTTAAGAATATCATCTTTTGTAGAATCCGGTAATAATAAAACTGGTTCCAACGCGTTAGATTGTTGCTTTACAGGATCTGAAGGCGGTGCCTTTGCCGTTGCCGTTGCCGATACTAATGTAATCGACTGTTTTTCCGTATTCATGCTTTCTTTATAATAATATGCTACAACGGACACAAACGATTGTCTGTCATTCGTTTCAACACCACGCCTCAATAGACATGGTGTATCTTTTTTTATTGACGCGTTTTTTAGACTTATTTGACAATTTTGGTTATCCGTAAATAAAAATTTCTGAAGTTGTGGTGGTAAATATCCTAATCGATTATTTTCTAGTGGAAACTTATCTGAACTTAAAATACGATCATCTTTCATTTCATGTAATTTTACAGGATCTGGAGTAAATGATACCGCTTGAACCGGTGCTTGTGGGCGATGCGTTTCATCTAGTGACGCCGACATCACCGCATCAGAAGCAGCTTCGACGTCTTTCTCTATTTTTTCTTGTTGTTTCGGCACCGTTGTTAATTTTACAGCTTCAAATTGCTTTGATTGGCATTCTTGTCTTCTTGCGGTTTGTGCCGGCTTATCCCATTGCGCAAAACAACACGGAACACACAATCCTTTGGGATGCGCATCTTTTTTTAGAAATCCCGGATAATGTTGTTTATAATTTCCCTTCTCATCAACATGGTATTTGTCGTCGGTGAATTCAAAAATGGTCGCACCCGGTGGTATTTTTTTCGCCTTTTGAGGAATAACTGTTCCGTATTTTCCAGACTTCACTTCTTCTTCGGTTAAACTGGTATTATGTTTCAGACTCCAATAACGTGGACATATATAATGATACGGTTTGCTTGCGTCGGAACCGTATGTAATGCTATGTGAATATGAACCCGGATGTTCACGATCAATACGATCTTTTTCTTCACTCGTTAGTATCACCGGTTGACGTCGGACATTCCATGGACAACTTCGAGAATAAGCGTTAAATTTACCGACATCTTCATTCAAATGAATAACCGGATCACGTTCTTGTATTCTTTTCGAAAATGGATTCGGATTCGCTAATTCCATTCCAGTTATGTCCGATAGGTCTTCTTCTTCTTCGGGTTCGGGTTCGGGTTCGGGTTCGGGTTCGCTCATGCGTCTTGAAGCAGCAGTATATACCGCAGCACTACCGCCACCACCGTATTGTGTGCTACTCGGTGTGCTATCATCATTATTATCATCGTCTTCGTCTTGTAACAAGTCAAACAAATCGATTTCATCCTCTTTTTGGGGTGCGGCATTTTCAACCTCAAAACCAAAAATCGGTTCAGCAGCAGCGGAAGCAGCGGAAGCAGCGGCAGGACCTCCCGTTGTGGCTGGTCCCGGTTTTTTTATCACAGGGACGATTTCCTCCATGAGTTCAATCGACTCTTCTTTATCACTCGCAACTATCTCACCGACCGATTGTGGTATCTCAGCAACTGAAGCAGAACTCGGCGGCTTCGACTTTACGACGGTGGCGGTGGCGGTGGCGGTGGCGGTGGCGGTGGCGGTCATCGCGGCATTCGCGCATAACTCGGATATTTTTTCATACGGAACACGTGTAGTGCTCGGATTCTGATAAATACGAATAATCGAATCGATATACGCATGTAATGACGTTAGGTATAATATGTTATTTATATTTGTAATTTCGATCGTAATGATGTTATTGAATGCCCCTTTTGTGATTTTTGTAAGAAATCCGGGATTATTTTTGATACGGATAGCCCCTCCACGAAACCGCGAAACCTGTTGTGTTTGAAGCGATGATAAAAATGAAGACAATTTAATTCTAGCATCTTGATCGCTGATACCATAATTATCTCTCAATCCATCTATGATGTCTCGATCACTTTGACGTTTATTCATCATTTCGATAATATATGCGTCTTGACTTGACATGTCATTATAGTTACTTACTCGTTTATAGCGAAGCACAATTCCCTTCTTTAAACTTCCTTCTACCTCATTAAAGACACTAGAAATACATTTGATCATCTGTTTGATTTCTATATTTCGCGTGATCGGAAGTTGCGCAAAATGTTCAAGATTAATGATTTCGATCTGTGGATGATACAACCGCGTAAATAGATTCAATTGAAATCCACCCTGTTCAACATGCTCCTTGATTACGCGAAGAATCGGATTTACCGTTGCGATGATAATTTGTTCGATTTCAGTTGTCGTAAATGAATACTTGGCGAATAATTTGACATAAATCGACCCGTTGGGATAAAATTCACATAAAACGGGTATTTGTAAATGTGTCGCCTTGTGATCTGGTATAACTGGATTTGAATAAATGTAGTTAATATAGATTGCCACACTTTTTTTTCGAGCACTTGTCTTGATTAATCGAAATATATCTCCCTTCGGAAGGTATGGAATTTTACGACCGCTTCGACTTATTCCTGAAATGAATAATTTGTATATGTTATCACGTTTCTTACCTGGATTGTGTTTGATGTATGGAATGGTATCAGAGCAGTGGATGAGTTTGAAAATAGCGTCGAGAGATTGATTATATGATGTCTCTGGATGTAACATGAATTCGACGCCTCGAATGCCATTATCGATGTAATTGTGTTCATGTTCCGGTAGTCTTTTCTCATAGATGTCATGAAGAAGCTTGATATTGGCTGTTTGGCGCATGAATTTCTCATTTATGATACGTTTATCCGCTTCAAATAATTTCGGTTTATGAAGCATCAGCGTATTATATGAGTGGATGGTTGACAGGTCGGTTTCGCCGGCCGCTTCCGCGGATCCTTTTTCGAGAGATGTTCGCGTTGTGTCATCTCGAAATGTTGAGAGATAAGGATAATATAATGAAACGATATAGGACTCGTATATCGATTTTTCGAATTGCCCCCCTCCAGACGATTTCTGTAATAATGACTGTCTACGTAATTCCATTTCTCTCGCGTAGACTAACGCGTCTTCCGCTGAGACTAGATATATTACATTATCGCAAAACATACCATAATCGATTAACACCATTTTATTTGTCGTGTTTACGAGTTCAGCCGCATGTATTTCTAAAAACGGGTCGGCGTTTAACGCGTCAAACGGATTCACCGCATAAGGATATTCGTGGGCCGACGCAATATTCACACTTTGACCTAATGCGATATTTACAATACGTTTAGTATCTTCTAGCTTTAAGTTTGTGATATTTGTATATGTATAACGTCCGTCAACGGGCGGGCCAAGTTTCATATACTGCGGTTCCTTTCCCGCGTCAGCATCCACATCCGCGCATTTCGAATGGTTATCTATATTCAATAAGTAATTCTGAAGTCTCACCTGCGTAAGTTCGAGTTTTCCATTCGACGTAATTTGATCGTATGTTTGTTGTGAGGTTATATATTTTGCCTGCTTACTGAATAAATATAACTCTGCGTAGGAAAGTGCGACCTTATCGCGTGTAAGATAAAGAAATTTCTTTTTAATCGTTTCAATCGAGTCATCGGGGTATATTCTCTCGGGAAGAAAAACAACCTTTACATCATATTGACGGATCAATACTAGTTCATAATCACTAAATATCCTTTGAAAGTGGGGGTTTTCTGGCTCTTGTGAAAAAATATCGTTGATATCTACAATTCGACCTTCATCTGCCATGAATTCTACATCGCCATAGAATACGTAAATTACGTTGTATTCTGGTGAAAGTTCCGACACGGCCGCTGCCCCCTCTACATCATCAACAGAGTTAGGCTTAGTTACATCCGGTGAACGTATGTGATAAATTTTATAAATAGGAATATCTGATACAACGTTTTCCATTTCAGATGTTACTATTATATGATAAGAAGATTATACTTTATTATCATATCACGATGAATTATACGTTTACATAAAGTATATGATGATGGTATAAACAGATTTACACACGATATAAATATACAAGGAGCAATAGTTATAGAGACACTATGTCAAGACCGACTACAACTGAATTTAAAATGATTGTCGCACTTTGCCGTGGTGGAGGTATCGGGTTTGAAGGAACACTTCCGTGGCCTAAAATCGACCGAGATCTCCGTTTCTTTTCACATATGACCCGATCTCATGTATTTCCGTATGATAGTGCGGTGGTGATGGGGCGAAAAACATGGGAAAGTATACCTGCGGAGTTTAAACCTCTTCCATTTCGCGACAATATTGTGGTCTCTGCGTTACATGATTTTGATACGGAAGAACATAAACCTGGTGTGATCTTTGTAAAAAAACTGTCGGATGTTCATAAATTCACGATGAATTATAACGTTGTATGGTTTATTGGTGGCGCGTCGATCTACGAACAAGCTCTTACACCTTGCTCGACGACCGGTAAGATGTTATTTCCGATTGATGATATTTTTGTAACATTTGTAGATGAAAGTTACGAGCATGATGCCGCGTTTCCGTTGACATATCAATACGGCTCTGTTGAAGAATGGCAGTCACTTCGAAATAATCATTTCAATCGCGCAATTTGGTGCTGGACTGACGAAAAAAGCATTCCTCCTTTTATTTCCTTTTTTGCGGAAGGACCGGTGAGCAATCATTTGTATCGCGTAATGGATGTCGATCAAGAAATTGTTTCCAAAATAACACGACCGGCGGATATTCGTGCGATGAAGGAGAGACGGTCGCCGAATACGGTGTTCTACGTATTACAACGCGTCGTTGAGATCTAAACGCGTTCCGCCGCGTGCCACGGGTCGGGTTAGATTCCGATACGGGTTTGACATGGATTCCGATGCGCGGGTTTGATGCGGGTTTGATGCGGGTTTGACATGGATTCCGACGGGGCTCGACATGAGTCCGATGCGATTATCATCTACCCCAACCCGTGGTGTGCGGCCGGACGCACCGCGTTAGTTGTCGAAGTGCGGGTTATCATTAATCGTCATCCCGCAATATTCTTTCGGCTTGAGTTTATAATCTTCCGGATGATACACCTTGATTTTATGTGCCTCGTCGATGAGAAACCGGAAATTATTCCAGAACTCGTCTTTGTGTCCCACGCTCTCTGTCATAATATGACTTAATTCATGGAGCGCAACGAATGTCAACGTGTTTTCATCGATGAGTTTATTTCCTTTTTTGGTCGTATTGACACAAAATGCGAGCTTCTCGCCCTTGTTCTCACTATACGCAGTATACTCACTCGTAGGCAACGTTTCGCTTATTTTTTCAGGTCGGAAGTTTTTGACTAAACGTTTCACATTATCTCGCTCGGGGTATGTTTCACCCATATGTTTTACAACCTTCTTCATTTTTTGGGTCACTGTCGCAAGAAGGTCGGCAGCAAGTTCCAATTTCGCGCGTTCGCGGACGCAATACTTATTGCCATCGACTTTAGAAACAATACACTTCAACTGAAACGCATCTGACTCTTGGTAGATTTTGAGGCAAATCACAATAATGAAAATAATAATAATATATCCGAAAACGCTGGTTTTGAACATATTTTATTATTTATAGGGTATTTATATAAAAGGAGAATTTAAAGTTTCGTTTAGAATTTACTGATGCCCCCACCCCCCCCTTCCAGCAAATTTGCTACAACAACGAACAGATGCTGAGAGAATATATAATGAGGCATTACGAGATCCTCAAAACGACGCAACTAATGATGATGCGAATATTGAACAAATAAACCAACGATTATATAATGCTCAACAACAAATGATACGCGCAGCGGAAGCATACCGTGACGCGTTATCAATCGATAACAACGCAACCGAACAAGATAAGCAAGCATCGCGCGATTATGTTAATCATATCGACAGGTTGCAAAACCCAGATAGTTATGGAGGCCGACGCAGCCGTTCATCCGCCAAAAAGAGCGCCTCTCGCCGCAAACCTCGCTCCGCCAAAAAGCGCACAACCCGTCGTTATCGCCGTCGCACGTAATAATGTATGATAGTAACAATTCATCAGTTTGTATCATATTTGTCTCCCTGTTATCGTTTGTTATCTTTATGTAATCCGATGTTTTTATTCATTCACATTCGGAAACACCAACTTATCCACCTTTGTTCTCACACAGAATGCGCGGTGCGAGATAATTCCTATGATAAACAATACGACGAGAGATTTCCAGAACGAGTGACT